GGTAACTCCTTGGTCCTTTACGATACGAATCCAAGAGTTGACTTGGCTGGGAGAGATACCGAAATGCGCGGCAGCTTGAACTCTGCTTACTTGATGTGTATGCACATACTCTACCACAGTAATTTTAAAGGTCTGCGAATACGTAGCCTTGTTGTGTTTGACCTTCAAAGACTCGATACCGTGGGTCCTAGCTTGATTGACCCAGGTTCGAATATTAGCGCGCGAAGGAATACCATATCGAACGCTGAGCTCTCTGTAACCAATACCGCCTTTCAAGTATTCAGAAACCACTTTTGCCTTTAATTCGTTACTATATTTGGTCACAAGAAATGCCCCACAATCGTTAGACTTCTTGTCTAACAATTGTAGGGCATTTCACTCGCGTTAGCGAGCAGAGGGCCTTTTTGCAATGTACTTAAAATGGACTGATCGAGCTAATACCGATTTGCAAACGATCAAGTGGTTCTCCAAACATGCCGGCGTATGTGTCTGTGTACTGTGGTAAACTCGTGCCATCATCACAAACTACGCCAAGCCAGCCAGCCCGTTGTGTCGTCTGACTGCGGTAATACGCTTGCTGGTACGGCTCACCAGCAGGAGTAAGAAAGATGATCTGGACTCCATCAATCACTTCACCAGCAATACCGGCACAACCATTGACCGTATCATTGCGATCACCTTTGGTTACCCAAGGCAGCCAACCGCTCTTAACTGTGTGAACACGATACTTAACGTTACCATGATCAACTTTGATGTATAGCAGATCGTGCTGATGATTAGGCATACCAGCAAAACCGTTGTCACCAGATCCGAAGTTGGTAACCTCATCCAGCCAACTGCCACCGAGCAAGTGCAAACCGTATCTAACGTTCACATTACCAGATACAGTTGCTTGCGGACGCGTGCTTTGTGCTGATGGTGCGCTCGGGGACGGATTGACAGTAGTTGTGCCATTAGCCAGATCTGCCGCCAATTTCTCCTTCGTAATACCCCAACGTGACAGATAACCATAAGGATCAGTGTGATCACCCCAAATATGCTGCGTTACCCACAAATGAGACTTGATGCCGGGCGTTCCAGCACCGCCAGCGTCCAAACTAGTCGGAATGCCATATTTAGCAGCCATATCACGTGCAAGCTCAATATAGGCGGCATAATCCTTCTTGAAAGTTTCGGGATCACTAGTATGACCCAATTCAATTTGTACCGGGCTGTTAGCATTTGCCACTGTCCCAGCGCCCCACTGTACATAACCGGGTTCACCGACCTGATAAACCTGACCGCCATCACCAACAACAAATGCCGTGTAGGCAATTTCAGCAGCAATATTGTTTTTGAAGTACGCAGCATTTGCACGCGCGCCAGATTCAGCGCCAACGTCATGCAAGATAATATACAGGCGGTTAGCAACCTGTGAGGAACCTTCGTTGGCACCCAAAGCAAACTCTTTGTTGATAGTATAACTCATATTATTTTACCTCATCGTTTGGTTTGACAATTTGATAAACACCAACTGACGCGAGGCCTGACAGCAGTCCTGCCAGTGCATATGCGCCAAGCAAAGTAAGATGGCCAAAAGCTACTGCCCAAATACATGCTAGTAAAATACCCGTCCCAATGGATAGAACGGGCAATAGCTTCCCTTCAGCCGGTGTATATCGTTTGAAGATTTCAGTGAAGCCGGTGGTGATTGGCGCAATAACCGCCGCAATTGCCAATACTTGTAATAGTTCATTTTGCATGTTGTAGTGCCTCCAATTTTTCATTTAAATGCGTATTTTCTTTTCTCAACTGTGAATTTTCTTGACGAAGCCTGTCGTTGTCCTTGTTCACTTTATCCAACAAATCCATTATTTCGTCGTGCTTGGTTTTGCGTTGACTCTCTCGAAGACTTAGATAGGCAACCACTGCAGATAGAATACCAGCGATATACGGCGCATATGCCATGATGTATTTATCAATCATCTCTAGTGTCACTCCTTCGTGCCAGAATCAGCACGAAGGCTGTTATGATCGCATTGCTGATCCAATTTGAGTAGATTCCAGTTGAAATCGAGGTCAGGAATTGCAGTATTGTCAAGAATGACATTAAAAAGCTGGTAGTTGTGAGCAACAGACGATTGGTCACTGCTAACTGTGTTTCCCATAGCACCCAACCCCCAATTCCGAGTCCATCAACGACAAACAAAAACCCCACAATGTCATCGTTTAACCAGTCAGAGTAATGTGGGGGCCAGATGAAATAATGGTCATTGATGATCAGAAACAAGCCAATGGCAACCATGCCAATGGCGAGTGCTGTGTGTGTCGGGTGATCTCTGATTTTATTTAGCATTGTCATCACTTCCTTCCATAAAAATAGCCGCTAGCTTTTGCTGGCGACATAGTCACTGCCTGTAATTTGCTTGTATTGGTCCTCCGTTATTTGCCGCCCCACGTACTGCTCTATCGGGCACCCCCAAGAATATAGTGTGCCACAAAATTCAAAGTCACTCATTTTTTCCACCATCCTCAAGCTTTGTCACACGGGCATACAGCGCGGCAATCATCTGCTGTTCAGGTGACGGTCCGGGAAGTGGATGATCATTAGCCGGATCGTAACCCTCATCGGCAACGATTTTACCGTCTACAAGAGATGCGTGACCCTCAAAAAACTGAGACACGTCAGTTGCCTCTATGATTTGTTGACCGTCCTCTGTTGATCCTACTTTGGCATCTTCCGCTTCATAGGCCCAGTTGGTCAGGCGGTTTTGCTCATCTAGCCAAATCTTAATCTTCATCTTAATTCACCACCGCATCATTAATCGGATACGCATCACGAGTAATGAAACTCAAGCTGCCAGCATACCCACCTTGACTACGCCACGGAATGATGTAAATTCCACCCGCTGAAACATACAATTCACAGGCCGCACCCGTATACGACATGCTACCGAGTAACCTTGCTGCATCATCATTATTAAATGGGCTATATCCTGGTCGAATGTTGGCAATTTTGACCCATCCATTACCAGTCTTCATTTCAAAAGCAATCCCAATGGTGACATTTGGGCCTTTTCTTGAATATGAGATATTTAAGTTCTTGACATCATTAGTTTCCAGCCCCGAGTCTTTGTGGTAGTAATCAACTGCATCATGAGCATTAAAAGTGGAAGTGATGTATTTGGCAGAATTACCCAATCCGCTGACTAGGTCTGTCAGTTCAAGAACACCCATCGAAATTCTGCTGGTGTGCATTTGTGTTGTTCCATCTGTCTGCGTAATGTATGACAGCAGCCCATCAGGATTTACTTCCGTATGATAGTTTTGACCGTTTGGCTTGCCATTAGCGTCCTCAATATTACCGGAAATGACATATGAGGCACCGTTGAGCGTTAAGGAACCACTGGACAATATCCCGGATCCTTCAATGCTCACGTGTTGGAAAGGAACGTTGATATTAGGCGAATTAATCTCAGCGGAATTAAGAATAATTGAGTTGAGCTCTTTAATGTACAAAACAGCTTGAGCAATCGCATCATCTACCCACTTGGAACCGTCATAGCGCTGTACAGCCGTTGTGTCTTTTAAACTTGTACCATGCCACCAAGTATCACCCTTTTTGGGATTTGCCGGGGCATCTAGCTGTACATAAGGAAACGGCACATCCTTGCTTCCGGGATCGCCTTGCGGTCCTTGTGGTCCCTGTGGTCCCTGCGGTCCTTGAGGGCCAGTTGCACCATCAGCTCCTTTAAAAAGTGCCCAGTTGTAATCACTCGGATTGGTACTGTCAGCAAGTGTGAAGTCACTGTACGTGCCAATATACTTTTTGCCATCACCACCGGATACCGTGAACCCACTTTGACCGCTTACATCATCTGCCCAAGCGGTGTGAAAATAGCTTGTACGGCCATCAGCGCCTTTGGCACCAGCAACACCATCAGCACCGTCTTTGCCCTGAATCAATGCCCACTTTCCGGCGTAATCAGCCGGATTGTCACTTGGGACGGATGTCTTATTTGACCAAACGATTGCCATATACTTCTTACCAGCAGGTAACGCTGACATGTTAGTGCCTTTGTCATCATCGGCATAACGAAGCCATGGATAAAACTGAATAGTCTTGGGCATGTTGGCCATCTTATTGGCAAGATCGCTGAGCCGTTGGTCAAAGCTGACTGTTTCATGAGCGAACTCACCCAAAGTAAGCTTGACAGAGTGGTTAGCACGGCTGCGCTGAATGCTCAACACTTTGGCAGACAGGAATAGCTGTTGATTCTCATCGGCAATGTGGACGGTTTGATTAAGCGGTACGTATGGCGAATTAACCAAATCAATGTCGTACGTTTCGTTTGGGTGGTTATACTTTTTCAAGTCTGCCAAAGCCGCTTGCAAAAGTTCCGCCTGCGATTTTGAATCAAACGTTTTAACCCGATTCCAGTCAGACTGTGTTGGGTTAGGGTTGCTGTTGCTTAACAAACGTGAATATTTCTGCACAGCAATGGTATCGTGCAAGAATCCGTACTGGTCAAGTACAAATTGTCCGGTTGGATCAGTCCAGTTGTAGCCGATCAAGTTGATTGGATCCTGATTAGTTGATCCATCCGTGCTTTCTGGAACCGCTCCATAAGCCTTGATCGATGTTTCCATGTCATAGGTATCGAGATGCGTGACGATATTGTTGATGTCCTTATTCATTTCAAAGGAAATCAAGCTGTCACCGGCCGTTTCATGCCGAATGTTAATGACACGCTTAACCAAGTTGGTTCCAACAAACTCAAAGCCAAAACTAAGCACTGCATCAAAATCTTTTGCCACGGCAATAATGCGAGCCAACGATGATTCTTCACTAGTCCACTCAAGTGTTCGAACATTGTCAGAAAATTCGTTGATGCCAATCTCCCAGCCAGAATCATTTGTGAACCTTGTAATGTATTCAGCAATCGTATATGGTTTGTCGGCCTTGAAGGCGCCAACGGTTTCGTTAATCAAATCATTACCGGCATCACTAGCAACAATTGAGTGAATATGGCCTAGTGAATCATGCTCAACCGATTCGATCACCATTTGGTGCCCGTTGCCTTCTTCATCCTGATAAAGAATGAAGTTGGTTGCTTTAGCCATCTCATTGACTGCTTGTTCCTGATCAGTCGTGAAGTGAATATCAAGAGAAAGCTCGACCGCAGGACGATTGTCAACACTTTGTGTTTCTATATCGTTGTCAATTCGCCATTCGCCTTTGCCATCAGTCGACCCAACGCCCAAAATGTTTGATTTTCGATCTGCAAAGTAATACTCCATTTATAGCCACGCCTCCCTTATCTCGACTTCACATGCAAATGGTTGTGCCCAGCTCGAGGGCGTGATAACAATCTCAGTATCACCGGGTGGCAGTTCAAATTGCTCCCATTGATTACCGATCGTGTGCATGGTTGGGTCAAGAGAACCATTCAAGTATGTCTTAGCATTCGCCACATCAATCTTGAGAACATCACCATTGCTAAATCGATTCTTGATATTCGTATACCAACTGACGTTCTGCCATTTGACAGTAGACGCAATCAGATACATGGTCGATTCGCCCCATGTCTTGTCTCGCATGAACCACGTGGAAAATTGTTTAGTTTCAGTATCGGCAGCGTCCGCAAAGGTAAACTGGCGGGTAATAGTCGTCTCTCGTCCTTGATTGCCAACCCATGGTGACACTCGGAAAACAACTGAATTACCAAATTTCTGTAATTCCAACTGAATGAACTTTTCGTTAGTGAAAATGCTACGATCAAGTTGTTCATTGACGACCAGTTGATCTTTGTAATAGCACATCCACCAAAGCTGATCGGACAATGCGCTATTATCCTTCAGTATCATCTGAAAGATTGGCTTACTGTCACTTTCTAACGTTGTTTCGAGTGCACCTACCTTTGATACCCCAGTTTGGAAGCGTGTCATAACATCCCATGTGAGATTGCTCTTGTAGTTGCCGTTATGCGTCTGGACGAGATTGTGCTTGATTGAAGGACCGTTCCAATACTTGTGGTCGCCAGTAATACTTGGCCAATTAGGCTCAACCTTCCAGCCGTCATAATCGTCATGAGTCCAAATCGCATTGCCAATCTGTTCATTAGGCATACTAGGATCACCACCCCAATAGGGATTGTTTGTGGCGGCTTGATTATCCATATGTGAGCCTTGCACGGCTGCCAAATCAAGTGCTACTTCGCTTTCTTCGGTGGTGAAACCATCAATTTCTTGCGTACCGAATTGAAGAATACCGGGGCGATCATTAACAATCCCAACCATGCCGTTATCAGCGTGCATAGTTGCCGTAATAACTGGCTCAACAGGATAAGTGCCGCCATTGTGAACCGTGATGGTATCAGAATAGTATTCAGGATCAGCTGGGTTAGGCGACCAAGGAGAAGCGGTGGTGCCTAGTTCGAGTTTCTCATGCGTCCAAGACACAGGCGTGTCTGTGGGGAAAGTTTGGCTGAAGTATCTTGGGGTTAGCTCAACATAAGCAGCATTAATAGGAGCCGTCAATACGGTTGAGAACCGACCCCCTCCAGATAACCAAGGTATATCCGAACCAGCTTGGCTAGATATCCAGTTATTGGAAGCATCATACCAACTAACTGACGAATGACCAGTGTGTCCCATATCGCCAAAAGTAATGGTGTAGACATATGTCTGGCCACCATCGACTGGTGCTTTCTTCAGAGTGATACCATCAATTCCGTGAGTATTCGCCTTAACAACGCCAGTGTTGTTCGATGATGTACCTATCATCAAGTTCACTGGTATGTCCTTGTATGGCATGTTGTCAGCCGTCTTCGTGGCTACCGAGTGGGCGATGCCATCGGGTACAAACAAAGTAAATGAGGAAGTGATCGCGTTCCGGCCTTTAGGAACATCGTCAATATCAGAAAAAGTAGCAATCCAATATTTTGATGGGTCATCGTTGAAAGAAACCTTATGACTATCGCCATGAAGGATGCTATTGAGCTTATAAAATGCTTGCCGGAACGAAAGATTGTCCGCTGCTGCAAGCCTGTAGCCAACAACAATCTCACGAGAAGGGTTACGAGCATACTGGATGAACTCGCCATCTGACTTGCCAATCGTTTGTTTTTCGATTGACTGGCTTAGTAGTTCTCGGCCACTGACTTGCAGCGTGCTATAACCCGGAATCAAGTCTTCAATGTACTGGCCGTCTATTAGCATCGCCTCTGCTGGGCGCTGATTATCATCAGAACCCGTGAAGGGCGTTGTTTCTCTAAAATCATACAAAATTAAAATAGCCCCTTTCGTCGATTGCTCATTCGTGTCATGCGACTGAGTTCTGTTTGCATTGGGTTTGCGGTTACACGAGCAACCTCTCGGCTGTCAACGTAAATAGGAACCTCAATCGTTTGCTTGCGAGTGTAGTTGACATCAAGATTTGAAGACAAGGTTGCTCCCTGGACGCTGTTATTGAGCGCACTCACGGAAGAACTGAATGCAGAAGTATCGACCGCTGGAATGCTCATTGCAGTTGCCGCTGTCATTGCATCAACTGCTTTTGTTATTGGCTTCATGTTGTCAGTGATACCAACAGCAACACCGGCTGGAATATACTGCCCAACTTCTTGAGCCATGACTTTAGAAGGTGAATGAATGCCAAGAGCACCCTTAACTTTGTTAACAATTCCCTTGGCAACAGATACTGCGGCATTCCAAGCTTTGGCTGCCAAGTTGCCAATCCCTTTAACAAGACCCATGATTAGTTGGCCACCAGCATCGACCAAGTCATCTCTGTGATCCCACACAGCCTTAGCCAATCCACTGACAAGTTTCCAACCGGCCGCTAAGATTTTCGGCAAGTTGTCAATTAAAGCTCCAGCAAGAGTTGTGATCAACTTGACTGCGCCATTAACAAGCTCTGGTGCATGCTCAATCAGCGCATTAACTAAAGCCAACACGAGCTGAATGCCAGCATCAATAATCTGGTCGATGTTATCAATCAAACCGTTCATCAATGCCATAACCAGTTGGATAGCTGCATCAATAATCATTGGTAGATTAGCAATCAAAGCGTTAGCCAAGGCTGTGATTAATTGCAACGCAGCAGCAATGAGTTGATCAATATGCTGAACAAGTCCGCCTACAATGGCCATGATAATCTCCAATGCAGCATTCAGAATAGCAGGCAAGTTTTGAGATATGCCTGTGACTAGTCCTTGAACAATCTGCAAAGCACCATTGATGATCTGGTCCATGTTTTGGAGGAGCCCTGTAGCAAGCGTTTGGATCATTTGCATGGCTGCATTAATCAGCATTGGCAAATTCTGAACAATAGCGTTGATTAATGCCATCAGCAAATTAATGCCGGCTGACATTAGTTGCGGAAGTGCTCCGACTAAGCCAGTTACCAGTGTCGTGATCATCGTGATAGCTGCATTTAGCATGTTTGCACTACCACCACCGCTCGTAAGCGAGGTAACTAATGTGGTAATAATTTGAACGCCACCTGTGATAATCGCAGGGAGATTAGCAGTAATGGCCATAAGCAAGCTCGTAATTAGCGTTTCCCCAGAAGCAACAAGTTGGGGAATAGCACTAACAATACCAGCAACAAAATTGGTGATCACCTGAGGCCCCTGTGTAGTTGCTGTTTGTAGCATTGCCTGAATTTGTGTGCCAAATTGGTTGTTTACCATACCAAGGCCAGCAATAAGTGTCGCAATAATAGCGGCTGGTCCAATTACTGACAATCCCATCTTCATTACTCCAGCCATCGCAGTCATGCCATTGGAAACAATTGAAGTCCCAAGGTCAAATGATGTGGATAAGCCCGATGAGATACCGTTACCTAATGTAGAGAACAAGCCGCTAAATGGAGCCAACTTTGAAGACACGATGGATGTCATGCTCGACAAAGAATTGCTGATCATGCTTGGCAACTCACCAAACGGATTTCCTATTGCAGATAGTGATAATCCCTTTTTGAACGTTGAAGAAAACGATGACACGCTTGCACTCATGGACGGGAACTTAGATGCGACTGAGCTTGCGAGTGAGCCAATACCACCGTTGAATTCTTTAACACGTGTCGATGCGTTAGCAGTGAATCCAACTATTTTCTGCATACTGGTACCCAAGGAATCAAATCCCTTTGGTCCAACCTGCTCGACACCTTTTAATGCTGAAACAAAGTTGCTGATTCCCTTTGGAGCGCTTTCGGTTACTGAAACAAATCCCCGCACCTTACTATTCATTCCGTCAAAGGCGGTGCTAACTTTGCTGGTGTCAGTCAATCCAGATAATGCTTTAGAGAATCCGTTGGCATCTTTGCTGCCTAATCCAAGGAAGTTGTGAACAGCATTAGCCTGAGCCGCGAATCCGGCAAATCCAGTCATGGCTGGTCCAATAACGGTAGACAGCCCAATGAAGCTCTGTGCCATCTGCCCAAGCGCAGAATTAGAATTATTTGCCATTGACAACACGTTGTTGACCATATTCAAAATGCTCGAATTGATCCCAGAGTTTGCTTGCATGGCAGTATTACGAAGCGCTTCCCAGTTACCACCGACTTGCTCAATCTTAGAGCCAATGTTGTTTTGCATATCATTGGCTTGCTGATTGAGGATGGTGTTAGCTGCTTGAGCGCTTGATGAAGCATCATTGATTGCCTTGCTCATTGCAGTCCAGCTTTGGCTGGCATTGTCTGAATTGTTAGTCACCGAACGAAGCAACGGACCCATTGCCTTGAAACCGGCAGTACCAAACATCGTAGTCAATGCGAGCTGCTTTTGCTGATCGTTCAAACCGCTTGTCGCCTTAGCAACATCAAGCAATATCGTCTGCAACGGCTTCATCTTGCCTTGAGCATCGTAATAACTGATACCTAAACTAGAAGCCATATCAGATGCTTGTTTTGATGGTTTAATGATTCTCGTCAATGCATAGTTCAAGTCCTGTGCCGCTTGAGCAGCTGGAACCCCAGAATTGGAAATCATGCCAATAGCTGTCGAGGTATCCTGCATATTGATTCCTACTTGACTAGCAATTGAGCCAACATCAGCAAACGCTTGCTGCATCTCTTCGATTGAAGCATTGGAGACGTTTGCTGTTTGAGTAAGGACAGCAGCCGCTTGAGCAGATGATCCAATACTGTCTCCCCAGATATTCATAGCAACTTGAACAGTGCCAGCAGTAGCTTGCAAATCTGCCCCAGCCGCTGTAGCAGCTTTAGCAATCGCAGGGAACTCTTCTTTGATGGTGTCCAGATTAGCCCCATCTTGAGCCATCTGAACCATAGCATCTGCAGCATCTTGCGCACTTAATGGCAGTTCTGCGCCCATCTTGTTAGCGACATCGGCTAATTCACCGATGTTCTTTGAAGTGCCACCAGCAACGACAGCCGCCTTATTCAAACTGGACTCAAATGTACCAAATGATTTCAGCGATTGAACGCCCATAGCAGTAACCGCTGCACCAGCAACAGCCGTATACTTACCCAACGAGGCAAGCCCACTGCTGATTGAATCTACTGCACTGTTGGCAGCTGATGACATGTTCTCGAATGTTCCCGAGAAGTTCTTGTCAACAGCCGACAAGATGGCCTCGACACTGTAACTATCAGCCATGTGCTCCCTCCTTTCTTTCTGATAACGGAATGATTTTGCCTTCGCGCTTCAGCCTCTGAAATTCGGCCATCCGTTTTGCAAATATCTGTGCACGAGAATGCTTTAATTCTGTTTTACTCATCAGTGATATTTCATAATCCGGTTCGTAACTTGAACGTACTTTGTCCACAATTTCTTTCTTGTCAAAGAAGTCATCAAATGTCTTGAACTTCGGCTTAGGATTCTTGCTCCCAGTTGTTGCCTGTACTTGCTGGTTCATCCATGCTTGCTGTGCAATCTCGTTCTGCCTATCGACCTGCTTAAGCTGATAGGCTTCCATACGCAGCTCATATTCAACAAGCGTCATACGTTCAATGTATCGAATATTAGAAAAGCCTAGATAAGCTAACGAATTTAGCAAGATTTCGCGATACTGTTGCTCGCTTGTCTTGCTGTCATCCTTATCTAGGCTTTCATGTTTTTTGTTGCCGCTTTGACCGCGTTAGCAGATCGCATTTCTTCCGGAATCTGTTTAAACAGTGAGTCTAAGTCAGTCCCGTCTTCGTCAATAAAGTCATCGACTTCTTTTGCAGTTGGTCGCTTTTTAGAAGCGGCAGTTGCGGCATAGATGACATCTGATAACACTGCGGAGTCGTATGAACCTAATCCAACTAAAGCCTTTGCGACCCCCATACCGAAATTAATTCCTTTAATGGAAGCCCCAATTGTCTTGTCGAGTTCGCGAACAAAGCGGACACCAAAGTTGAGTTCGTATTCTTTACCGTTAATGGTTAATTGCATGTTCAATGTCCTTTCTTAAAAGCCGCCCGGGTTTCACCCGTACTATGATTTTCTTAGGCGACTGATAGCAACTCAATCAGACTTTTATGCTCCAGTTCCACCTGCTGGTGCGGTATCAGCAGTGTTAGTACCTGGATCAACAGCCTTGTCCCAAACAGTGCCACCGCCGGTAGCATCGGTCGTAGTGACCTTGCCAACTCCAAGGAATACGTAATCGACCTGTTCCTGAGTTGCGTCGTCTAGCGTTGTCCAGCCACGCTTAGGTGTACCGTTAACTGAGAATGTGACATCGCGAGTAGAGTGATCATCAGGGTCATTGTCGCTGCTGTCTTCTTGAACGGTAACTTGCATGTACCATGCGTAATACTTGCCAGCGGAATTCTTACGCTTGCGGTAGAGAATCCAAAAGTCGAGCAATTCGCCGTTAAACAGTGAGTCATACATTACGTCTGCAATTGCGGCTGTGTTATTAAGAAATTCGACTTCAAGATCGGTACTTGCGGAACTACGAGTTGCTACATTGCCGTCCTTGGTAACAGTGGAATCACTGTCAACAGACGGATCAAAGGACAGCGAAGTCTGCCAAGGGATAACTTGGCCATTAACCGTTGCTTGGTCGCTATGTTTGCGAGCCAAGGCAACAACGTCCATGCCTTCTAGCACTTTTAATTCATTTGCCATGTTGTGGCCTCCTATAAAATATTGAGATTGAGTATCAGCGTGGCTCGGTTGAGAACCGTGTCAGGGACACTCCGGTCTTGTGTGAACTCTTTTGATTGGTCTTCTACACGTCCATAGAATCGGTAATCATCAGTTAGCACTTGCCCAATCGCGGCACGAAAAAAGCGCTCCGCCATATCAGATACGGTGAAACGCTGTTTTTTGTCGCCCCAGATGTCGATTGTGATTAGCACATTGCCATTGAGCGACGTCTTTGTTGCGGTAGGAACAACTTGAATATCCCCAACAATGACGAAGGGATAAGGGGCGTTCTCCTGCTGCATGGGCAAATGGTCGTAGGTCTTGTACCCAGATGATTGCGAGAAAGCATAGAAGTAGTCGTATAGTTCTTGCTCTGGTGATGTGATTTGAATCACCTACTTTGCTGCTTGTTTAAGCTGATTAATAAACTGCACTTTCTGATAAAGGAACGCAGGCTTCAATACAGGACGTGCCCGCATGAAACGGGTCCCGTTTTCGGTGTATGGGTTGTATTCCATTGACATGCCAACTATGCCCGTTAGACCGCCATCTTCAAGCGATAACTTGATGCCACGCTTTGTGGCACCAGTAGGATGAGCATACAAGGTGCCGGTCATTTGCTGAGAACGAGTCTGGAGCTGTGCTGTTTGCTGCTTGACGATTTGTTTGACAACGTCCATCTTCGCTCGCTCCAGCAGACCAGCAACCAATTTGTCCATGCCTTTCATCTGCATGTTATAGCTGATGCTGGCTTTGCTCATTTCGTCTCACCCACAATCAAAGTAGCGTTTTGAAGTGGAACGCGGGCGGTATTGAGAACGTAGTGTGTTGCATCATCATCAATCGTTAAATAGCTCCAATTTACGGTAATCGGATCAGCTAATCGGATTACTTTTGCATTTTGAGCATAGTTCCCGAATAGCTGAGCGCTCTTGTCGGTTCCCATGTCAGTGACGCTGGCAGCGGCGCGGGCTACCTCTTTTGATTCACCGTACTCGTGCGTTTTAGGGTTGTACTCTTCATCATCCGTCCAGAATGTGATCTCATGGTCTAAACGCATATGATCACCTCTTTGGATAGCCAGAAATGAAGCTGACGGTGCCAAGAGACTTAGCATTCTTCCCGTTGGCTTCTTTCCAGTCGTTGATGTCATCAGCGAAATCATCGAAGTCGTTAGACTTGAACGTGAACGACTGGCCTTCTTGCTCATAAGACGTCATGCCTTCGTTCTTATGCCTGTTGTAGCGTCTGACGCATACTTCTAGGGCAATGTAGGCCAACTCACTAGGAAAGGCCTCATCCGTTCGCAAACCGAGCTTAAATCGTAAGGCTTGTGTGGTATTTTTGATGATGAGATTAAGCGCACCATCTTGTGCGTCAGTTTTGATTTCCATCATCGTCTTCAAATCCGCAAGTGTTACTGGATCAGCATCAGCCATGTCATGCCTCCTTTCCGCCGCCCTGCTTTCGCAGCACTGTGATTTTCATAAGCGACGGTTTACTAGCTACTACGCTGCACTAACGGTAACTGCTACCGTTGCAGTGAAGGAACCACTTGTTGCGGTGATTGTTGTAGAACCAACTGCTACCGCTGTAATAGTCCCATCAGCAGCGACTGTGGCAACACCAGTGTCGCTAGATGCGAACTTAGCAGCGCTAATAACCTCACTTGCGTTAAATGCATCCACAGGATCAGCGGATACAGTAATTTGCTTGGTAGCGCCAACTTTTAGGGACGCCGTTTTCTGACTAAGCGTAATCCCCGAAGCCGGCGCTAACCTTTTGGGACATTGATACCGGCAACAACAAACTTCTTGTCGATTGTGAAGCGATAGTCAACGATACCAATGTTGCGAGGATCACCAACCAAATCGTACATAGATGTTGCAGAAGCGTTGATTGCGCTGTAGCCAAGACCAGCAACCTTAGTAACGTCGGTGAATGACGTACCCGCAATTTGCATTGCAAGAGTGCGGCGGTTGATAACCGCAGTCTGGCCACCATTGCCAAGACTGTCGCGCTTGACCTCATAGCTGTTTTCTGGATTAGCCAAGCCATAAGAAACAGCACCGTTAGCAATGATGAACGCGTCCGTGGTACCATCTGCTGCAACTGGCAGTGCATCGTCTTCAACAATCTCAATGCCGTTGTAGTAGCTGATTGGCGTACCACCGTTTGATGGCTGAATGGTATCAATCAGGTTCTGATCACGCATTGCACCAACAGCGGCAGAATTGAGCACAATCTTCGTCAGTTGAGGGCTGGCAACGTCACCCATGCGAGACAATGCGGCAATAAAGTCACCAGCAGCCAAAGGAGCAGGCGTGTCCATACCATATGACTTAACAGCCTGCAAATCCGCATTGAGGAATGCGTTCTTCAAGACTGCAATCAGAAGCTTGTTGTCTTGGATGTTCCAGAAGGATGCGAATTGCCCCGCGATTTGTTCCGCAACCGGAGCGCCGGTAGAAAGTTGACCAAAGTCTGTGTATCCAAAAGCTTTTGCTTGGTACATCTGTGGAGCAATGGCGCTGTAGCTGTCAACGTTGCCGACAGTAATGTCGCTAGTGTCGTTCCACGTCTGAGCTTCCCCGCTAAGACTGTGCAGGGTAGGAATAGTTACATAAGTCCCGCCCTTGAGCAATTGTGCTTGAATAATTGGGTCGGTAGTGAGAATGCCGCTAGAGAGCAGACGGTTAGTAGCAGTTTGCTGTTCCAAGACATAATCCGCGAATACTTTAGGTTCGACCAAATTCAATTTGGCTGTTGCACCACTAAATTCTGGCATATTTGTTTACCTCTTTCATTTTGTTAGTAATTTCTTGTACATCTCTGGGTCTTCTCGTTCCAATTTGCTGCGCTCTAACAAATCCATATCCTTAAGGCTTTTCGTCTTTCGGTTGGAGGACGGGTCCAATGGTGTACTGCCTTTCAGCAGTTCTTGACGGATACGCTCTGCTACAGTTTGGTCGTGCGCAATGAGCCACTTAACATTTGCCTCGGTTGATTCTGCCTCTGGCGTTACAACATGCTTCAAATCGTCCTCTGTGACCGATAGCTTGGCATCTTCAAACATCGATCGAGCCTGTTTGCCCATCTCGTAGGTGGCAAGCTGTGACTTGAGTTCGTCTCGCTCTTTTTGAGCCTTTTCTAGCTCATAGTCTTTCTTCTGGTCGGCATTCATCTTGGCCAGCTTTGCAGCTTCGTCAACGGCAGCTTGCTTTTCCTTCTCGGCACGAGCAAGACGCTTCTTGACGATTTCATTGACCTGTTCATCGGTGTAGACGTGCTTACCATCAGGATCAGGGTCAGCCGGTTCTCCTTGCTTCTTATCTTCAAGAGGATCTACCGGATCACCATCTTTTGGCTTAGGCGGATCGACTGGATTTTTCGGATCGCCTTGAGGTTTATCTTCAGCGAAAAATTGCAAATTCATAGGCATTAAAATCTTGGGAATCATGCTAAGAACTCCTTCCACAGCTTTTTAGACGGATCAGGCTTGCGTCTTAATTTACCGGAGCTTTTAGAGTCGATCACGCTTGGACTTGATGGTATAAAAATAGCCGCTAGCTGCGGCTTACAAATAAGTTTCATATTTTGGCTAGATTGAATATCCTTTGTCAATGTCGTCTATACCATGCACATTGGCAGCAAGCTTAATGACAACTTTGGTAAGATCGCCGACCTTTGAATCGATGTTCATATCAATGAGTCCTTTAATACGTTTGCCGTTAAGATATGGGCCATCATCTCTTAGCTCAAGAGTGCTTATATGTGACGCGTTACCAGATGGTGCTTTATTGTAACCGGTGGAGGACATTGCCAAATGATTAGCAAGTGTCGCATTGTCGATTATCATCAATTCGCCGTTGACATATAAATTGCCATTCTGGATAGTCACATTGTCATCGCATCGGTTATATGCATTCAGGATAAGCGCTCCTAGCTGATAATCTTTGATGCTATTAGCCTCTGCTGCCAAATCAAGCAGGCGCTTTTTAATGCTTTCACGCGTTTTCAAACCTTCTGATTTCATGATAGTACCTCCTTGATCAGCTCTGAGTTCTGCTTGGCCAACATGCGAATCGCATGTGCTAATCCGTCAACCATTGCCTCATCATTGTTTTGCTGGTCGAACCCTCGCTCTTGCAGGATTGCGTGGATAATCTCATGTACTAAAGTGATTTTGGCCTCATCCTCAGCCATACCTTCACATATACGGATACTAGCTTGCTTATAACGCGTATCGCCCCAGTACTCGCCTTTTAAGTCTTCGCTACTTAGCTGAAGCTCTTTGTGACTGACCTCCTCAACCTTGTACTAGATATCATCAATCAATACTTTTTCTGGTAGCTTCATTGTTTCCTCCTAATCATCATCTGGCGCATATGCCGCAATGGAACATCGGCAGTTGGGGTGAACTGGAATATCTGGCACATCGTCTACACGATAAATGCCTCTACCAGTTCTGCCACCTTCTGAAATCTCCTTGCACACATCACACGCGCTTGGTTCAGCCACCCATTTGCAATAGTCATAGCCGAACTTATTGAAGCTATCTAATTGCGCCTGTGTTTGAATCCGAGCTGACTCAGTACGTGCAATTCGTTCTGTCACATAGCGGTGATTGTTCACCGTTTCTGCCACTTGACCGCGTAACTTGCGAGCAATCTTTAGTGGGCTCTGTCCTTGAATGGTGGCGGATGTCAGCAGTTCATCCAGTTCAGCCTTTAGAATGTCTTGGTTGATCCAAATGCGTTGTGAGAAGGTGTAATCTCCCTCTCGTTTGGAGAGCAACTTGGCTAAATCAGTGTACCCACCCTTAGATACCGTCTCTCCAAGTATTCCGGCTTGCCGTTTGATCTCGGATTGATAATCATCGCTCAATTTTGAGATTAGATCAGCGTTCACTTTCATGTGTGCATCAAGCATTTCTTGACCAATCTTACTCTTGAGCATTTCTAAGCGATTAATGCGCATGGTAGCGTTGTATAGCTTGAGACGATCATTGACATCCTTGCTAAAGTCGGAATATTTGAGYGGTTCGCCGTTGTACATCTTTCTAGCATCATCAACAATCGACTTTGCTTCCGCTTGATAAGCTTTAATATCGGTAGCCATCACTGCTTGACGCGTACCGGCCATACTGTCGTTGCTATATGCGGCATACTTGGCAAGCTCTGAATCAATATCCTTTTGAATGTTGGTTAAAGCTTTGTCAAAATATTCCTGAATTCTGGCATTGAACGCCTCGTCATTCTTAAGGTTCTCGACAATCCATTTCCGTTCAGCGGCCGTTCGCTTATTCCAGTAGGCAGAATTACTCGCTATCTGTTGCTGAGTCGTTGTTGTCATCATTGCCACCACCATTCAGAAATTTCTGGAAGTCTGTGTTTGACAGGCTGTTAGTAGCAGCGTCTTTTGCTTTCTGGGCGATCTCATCAGCGATGCGTTTCATTTCGGCCTTGGGATCATCGACAAATGATAAGGTGCTAAGCATAGTCTGATCTGATACTAGGCCTTTGAGTTTAGAAGCTGCGTCTGCTTCGTCAGTAATGTTCTCCGGAAGATTTCGCGTGAATGTGAAGTTAAGCTTTTGCCAGTCATCAGATTTACTTTCTGGAAGGATTGTCCCAACACTGAATGCAATCTTGTACAGCTCCCGGAGTGACTGTGTGAACTTACGATCTTGATTGGCCGCTAGGTTCCTCATTGGTAGCAATTTGTACTGTAATGCAACGCCAGAACTATTACCGCTGAATGCTTCGTCGTTCAGATTTGCGACCATGCTAATCTGATAGATCATGCTGATGAGACGGTCAATGAGGTGTTCTTGAATGGCATCACCATCAGGTTTGGTCAGAAATTCAGCTACGCCTTGAGCAGAATCAGCGTCTGGAGCATAGATGATTTGGTTGCCATTAAGATCGAGTTTGGGGTTGCCGTCATCGTCCTCATAGAGTTTCAGACCTTTTAGAACCAAGTACGCATTGTCAAAATACTCATTCTGATTCGCCTTCTGGCTTAGCACCTTGTCTAAAGCATTGATGAGCGTTTCAACGTTCTCAAAGATGCCTTGTCGCTCGGTGTTCATGAAGAACTCAACTGCTGGTACTTCGTTAAATGGGTTAAATCCGTCTGTCCCTTCAAGACGTGTCATATCAAGAGCGTATATGCCGTCTTTCAGATACACCTTGCCAGTTAAATTGTTGTCTTTATCATGCCAATACATGACAAATGCAACGGCTTTATGTGCTACCGTGTCATCATAGATGAGGAATGAATTGATAGGTGAACTGTATGCAATACACGTCTTGCTGTTCTCGTCTTGGTACAAAAAAGCAAGCGCCCGTCCGTAAATGGATGCTTGCTTGCTGATCTCGCTTAATTTGTCCTGAACGCTGTTTGTGTCGTTCCACTCTTGCAACACGGTGTTGTCCTGTGTGTTATCGAGCGTGATCTTCGGTGGAATGCCAATGTAAAACCCATTGTAGGTATCCACGATATAATGAGCCAAGTTCCCAACAAGACGATTGTCTGGCCCGTGGTCCTTTTTCGCATCATCAATAATCTGGTGCTGACCGAGGTACATTTTCTTTGCTGGAAGGTACTTGTTTTTAGCTAGATCATCATTGGCAGTAATAAACGCATTGATGTCATCGCCAGTTAGCTCTTCATCAGTCTGGAAAATAAACACATCTCCGTCTGTGATTGAGCCTTTCCCTTGAACTGTTAATATGATGGCCACCTCCTTAGAAGTATTTGCTTGTGTTCTTGAACGTATGAGCTGCATTTCTCCGTTTGATTACCTGCATGACAAAATACCTCATGGCGTCCATTGCGTGGTCATGTGCCTTGACCACTTTGTCTTCACCCTTTTGACTGGCCTTGTCATCCCACACATAAGAAGCGAACTCTTTGAACAGATTAGTTAGCCCAGGTGTGAACTTGATCTCACCAGAGTTCATAGCTGTTTGCGTTTCTCTAATGCCGTTTAGCACATCGTTATCAGCTTTAATAACTCGATACCGGCGTTCTCTCAATTTGGTAATAAATGAAGCCGCTGATGGATCAACAATCACTTCACAGCGTATGTCACCGACAAATTGGCTGAAATCTCGAGCGTATTCATCATCTGTCTTCTGTCTGCTGCTATGCCGTCCATCGTAGTAATACTCTTTGAGGCAATACCAAACAGACCCACATTTACCCCAAAGTAAGAAAACTGTGGGGTTCTGTGTGCCATAGTCAACACTGACATAGTATCGGCTTGGCTGCTGGCTTGGATTGCTGACCATCTCGTCTTTATTGAAGTTGTCGTAGACAATCCCATCAGCCAGAACCCATTGTCCCAGAATGTATCGCTGGTAGAACACTCCAGAGTACATATGTTCGTACCTGTCAATGACTTCATCGCTCAGGCTAGGATTGTCCGTCATCACGAAATGGAGACGCAATGCGCGTTTTTCGTCTGCTTGATCAATCCAATCAGTCTTGAACCAGTGATACGGGCCCTCTGGGTTCATATTGAACCAGTATTTGCCGCCAGTTACGGAAACACGTGCTGTCGCTTGATTGACAAACGACTGTGGCATGAGAGCTGCTTCATCAAAGAACATTCCGGCAAGTGTGATCCCTTGAATCAGATCTTGGCTGCTTTCATCTTTACCGCCGAATAAATAGTAGAGGTTGGTTCTTCCATCAAGGCTGATTTCCAGCATGTTTTCTGAACGCCGATCCACAACTGAAAATCCCACTTGTTGCAATGTTTGTTTGAGTGGCCTAATCACATTTCGGCGTAATGATCCAATGGTTTTGCCGGCAATGCCAAATTGCTCGCGGTCAAACACAATCATGCTCCACAGAACATAGCTGATCGACATCGCAAACGTCTTTCCGGAACGCACAGCACCATCAGCAATGATTGTCTGCTTGTCTGGATAGCGGCGCCACCACTTGATGATGTCTAACTGTTTCCCTTTGAATTGATCAATCGGAGTTGTCATTGACATCGCCACCCTTTGGGATACTCTCATCAATTGCTGCCAAAAGCTTGTTCAGTCCTCCATATTGGCCTTCTGGAGTGCGGTAAGCGCTAGCCTTGGCTTCCATGATGTCAGCCTCAGCTTTGGACTTGCGAACATCGGCCTTAGTTTTGGCAACCTGCTGATCTTCGAGTTCCTTGCTTGAGTTTCTGAGCATGCCCTTATACTTCAAGTACAGCTCAAGAGCCTCAACCTGCTGTTTAGGCCCTGGCGAATATTTCATTGTCGTGTCTTCTAGCATCATCTTTTTAATGTTGTCATATGTCGAGCTTCTGGCAGTGATCTCACGGCCCATGCCAATATCAAGCAAGTGGATAATTGCCTTTTCAACATCGAGATCAGCCTTGCGTTCAATCGGTTGCAGTCGCCGTTTCATGTAGGCTTGAATTTTAGGGTTTTTTAGGGTTTTCGCAGCGTTAGCCCCAATGTTGTGTGGCGAATATCCAGCAATTCTCGCGGCCTCTGTAGCATTGCCTCCGTTGGTTAGATAGGCATCAGCGAATGCTTTCTGCCGTTTGCTTAGTTTCATCACATATCACCACACCTTCCTTCCATTAAAAAAGCGGTAGCTAGTTAGCTATCGCTGGTTATAATTCATTAAGCTGTTGTTACTCCTGGATTGTCTTTACTAGGCTGTTTCTTCTTATCAGCCTTGGTCTTGTCCCGCTGTTTTTTCAACTTGTCCTTGAGGTTCTTATAGACGTCTTTTGGTGACGGCAAGTGGAATGCCACAGTATCCACCCCCTTTTTGACAAGCATACCTTACTTTCAGGATGTGCGTATCCGCCTCGCGTCTTAACTTGATTAGAGCGTGAACGGACAATTTCTCTGTCAATCTTGCCGATGGCCCACGCTTCAACTTTCGGCATGTAAACGCCGTATTTTGTTGTAATCATTTGAGCCATGAAATCACCTCACACATAGTAAATGGCACGAGTATCATGATCGCTGTATTCGACCAGCTCAAACGTTTTGTGAGCAACCACGCCAATGTCATCAGTCCAGCGGTCATTAGGTTTTCTCGTCGATACTTGACGCTGAACGAACCCGCCTAGGTCTTTGCTCATCTCTGAATGTAGATGCCCCGTAAACAGCTCGCGGTTCTGCGCTGTGCCTAGCATGAAGCCGAACTCATCTAGGTATTTTGCAAGGTAGTTGTTCTTGCCCTTGTCACCATGAGTAGCACCAATAAAGTTGTGGCCTAACATTGCGCCCTTGTAGTGTTTCAACGATATATCCCAAGTGATGTTCGGCTGGTTGCTGTAGGCGCGTTTCAATAGACGTGCGAACATATACCCAACTGACGGATCATGATTTCCGGCACAATACATGACCTCACACTCATTGGCGTTCTTGATAATTGCTTCAATCAACGTCTCGAAGTATTGTTCCATTTCGTTCACAGTCTCGCCTAGGTCAGTTGTTTCGAGCTGTGTGCCCTTTGCTGTGGTTGAGTTGATATTGTCCACGTGAGCTAGATCACCGCCCAGAATGAGCAATATTTTGGCGTAGTGGCCGCGTTCAATGATCTCTAGTTGCCGTTTAAGTGACTCAGCATAGATGTCGAATGCGTGACCGTTGAAATGTGTATCAAAAGCAGGAATGACCAGATAGCGATCTGATTCCACAAAAATAGGAGCCTTAGCTTGGTATGGCTCCTTGTGTGTGATGATGTCATTCATCAATGACTCATATTGTTCCGCCTCAACTAGCGGCCTAATTTGTATCTTGCTCTGGAAGAGCGTTGCTTCAGGCTTCTGCTTCCAGTAATTGCTTGTGGCACGTACAAGCTCCCACTTGGTGTAATCATACCCGTGAGCTTCCAGAACCTCTCTAGGCGTCATTTTGTGACCCCTGACAACCTTTAGAATGGTTTCGCTGGACTGTGTGCCATCTGAATCGTATTCATTCTTTAGTGGCTTTTGGAACTCGATTCCAAGCCGTCTTGCTTTGCCCTGAAGCGCATCATAGCTAATCCCGAGTTTGTCGGCTGTCTCGCGTCTGGTAAAGCCTTCAGAGGCGAGCTTCCTAATGCCGCTGATTTGTTCATCTGTCCATTGCATCTACTCGCCTCCCGAAATATAATAGCCGTGAGCCACATGCAATCATGTGCTGCTCTTTTCATTTTTATTCCTCAGGCTCTCGGATTCGGCCCCGAGAGCTTTTTTGTTGCTTAAAAAATTTCAATAAGCTAAAATTAAATTGTTCCCAATAAATACTCATTTTCACTCCTCTTTAATACCCCACTCTTTAGCTCTCGGCCCCCAACCGAGGGCTTTTTTAGTATCTTCTATAAGGAATGTGCTAATATATATGCGTGAGCAGCGGCTTTTCTCCTCCAAGTCAATCGCTGCTACTCACTAGTGGATTTCATTTTTTCCATTTCTCCGGCCCTCAGACACTTCGACCTCTGAGGGCTTTTTGAATCCGATTTATTGCTATCTGTGCTATACTCATTTTTGGCACTGTCGTTTCACCTCAGCAAACGCCGGTAGCCAGGCCCTCAGTTAATCGCTCAGAGGGCCTTTTTTATGTAACCGTTTTTAGCTTTCCTTATAATTATAGTGGTATAATTATTCTTGCAGCCTAGATTGCAATAATAAAGTTACCACCTAGAAAGAGGCTTGCTCACTGCTTGAACTGGGGTTTGCCAACGGAGACATTTTCTAGGTTTGTTATTGATAAGCGCTGTGGCTTGTTGAATATCGGTCTCTGAAACCTGATCAAACTGTGTTCCCTTCGGGAAATAGTAGCGAAGTTCTCGATTGAACCGTTCATTTGTGCCCCGTTCATTCGGGTGATAGGCGTGGCAAAAGTAAACCGGTATCCGATAGCGCTTTGTAAGCGCCTGATCGCAGGAAAACTCTTTACCGTGATCAACCGTCACTGATCGAACCGGACCCGGAAAGTCCACCATCAGTCTTGCAAATCCCTTAAGAACAGCATTTTGTGATAAGTTTTCAAGCTTAGTTGTCGCCATTAAACGTGTCACCCGATCGACAATGGTCAAAACANCAGCCTTTGACCCGCCGACCACCGCGAACNGTANCCATCTCTAAATACTGAGACTGCCAAGGCACACAGGGGATAGG